ATCTTCCTGTGGTTCATACTCCATCAAATCTTCAGCCTTATTTTTCCTTGGAGTCTTTTTAGCATATAGTTTATCCCAAGTGAGATGGACTTTGGAGCGTTTGTTATAAAAAATGAGGATAGCTTCAGCATAGCCAAGAGAACCAACACGTCTGTCTTTGGCGGTCTGGCTTAGGGTTTTTATGGATACTCTGCCAAGTCTTTCTTTAAAAACGGTATCCTTTATTTGGTTTCCATAAGCCACCACAAGTCTTGATACACCATTTAGCATATTTGCACTAAGGGAATTAGGTTCTCCCTCCCAAGTGCCGATTATAAGTCTTAGAACATGGTCTAAAACATGAAAGCCATGCTTGTCATAGATTGTTTCAAGAGTGGAGATAGCACAGATACCACCGGGGATTTTAGCTGATGATAGAGTGAGGTTATAGGATTCAACTAAGTCCTGAATAATGAGATGTTTATCACTTCCAGCTTCTATACTTGCCATAAAAGTTTCGTAGGGCAGTAGTGGTTTTACATATTTCATTTGGTTTGCAAAAATATCAGCTTCTTCGGTATACTCCAGCTCATCATATATCATGCACCATACAGGAGTTTCTCTAGAACCTGAAACAAGGGCAATAATCTCTATGGTATGCTGACCATTAAAGACATAATTTATTCCGTCTCTACGGCTTACTTTTACGGGATTTACTTGATATAGATCAAAGTTATCGGCTGCCCTTTGAACATGCCTAGTAGATAGATTTCTTTGATAATTTTGATTAGAAACCAGGTTCTTTATTGGTATCTGTTCGAAGTGAACATTCGGAACATAATTCAGTAGGTCTTCCATTTGCAGTATCCTCCTTTATAACATCTTCTAATTCCTTTATCGATAACTTAAGTAGTCTAAGTTGATATAGTGTTTTCTCTTTGATATTTTTAGATGCCTTTGAAAAATCTGTATTAAGCCTTGCTCGGTCAATAATGCTTCTCCAAGAAGGGGAAGTGAAAGAAACACTTGATAGATTGGCATCAGGATCATATGCAGGCATCTTTTTTATTGCAGCAAGTTTTGATGACTCCTGTTTTCTTCTTCTGGTATCAGACTTTTCCGTATAAGTATATTTCCATTGTAGAGACTGCCTTATTACAGCATAGTTTATATGTGTTATCTTATTTTCTGTAATAAATTGAGTTAGGCTTTTTACTTCATGAGCAGGAAGTCTATCAAGTTCTACCATATTTTCATGAGAAACCTTTATTTTCCCTGATAATATACTTTCTGATAAGGCAGTATCTTTATCTCTTAAACCATTTATTATCTTGGCATAGATTTCATACTTGAAAACTGTTGCCGGTGCTATATGAAATGTGTGTCCTACTTTATGAGAAATTTCCTGTTTGTTATAGGCTTTGGGAGGAACAAAGGGATGACTTTTACTATCTTTCATTTCATTAGAACGTATATATAAATTGGCATTCTTTTCAACTTCAGCTTGATATGCTCTTCCTATTAGGTATTTACGCATTTCTCTTGTGAGGTCTTCACGTTTTAGCTGTTCAGAACATATCTGATAATATACTTCTGCTTTTGTATATACCTGCAATTGTTTTAAGTTAAAGGGGATACCCCATATTTTGCAAATATCATATCTTTTATGACCGTCAACTATGATTCCATTCCATACAGTGATTGGAGATAGGCAGCCATCATCAACGATACTTTCCTCAAGTTTTGTATAAGCGGATTCTGAGCATGGCTGTATGAGAAACATGAATTCTTCATCTTTTTCCAGTTTTGGTAAATTCCATTCTACATTATTCATAGGATTATATTTCCTCCGTTGGTATGGAATCTTTTATAGAGAACTGTGCTAAACATTCTCCTTTGTTATATTTTCCATATATTCTATAAGAGGAGTTTAATTGCCACGAATTATCTATATCCTTTAGAAGTAAAATAAGGTCTCTGCATCCGAATTCCACACATTTTCCATCATCTAATTGGTTACTTCTTATCCGAAGTGCCGATTTGTCTTTAGCAGAGGATTTTTTTATAGCGATAAGTTTTTCTTTGGGATTTACTAAAAGATTTATAAAAGAAGGATCGCCAATCATATGAAGAGTGGTTTTGTGAATTCTGATCCTGTTTTTCTTCAGATCTATACATACAATAGGCTTTTGATTTTCATAAGCATTCATGTTATACCTCGCTTCCTGATGGTGCTTCATTGCTATTTTCTAAAATTCCAAATACAGCAACTCCATCAAATATATTTACTTGTAGATTCTTTTTATGTTCTTCAACTGTAACACCGAATTGATTTTGCCAGCTTGAAGGGTAGGAGGGTGTTCTTGATATAACAGATTTACCATCGTTTCTTACCTTTGGCTTATATATTTCAGGGTTATTTAAATCAAAGATAAAAAGGTACTCATCATTTGATTTCATTAGTTTTCCAAGCAGTTTATATCTGTTGTCAGGATTCCAACCCATCAGCTCTATAACTTTGGCATAGAAGATTCTGCAGGTTATTTGTTTGGGATTTTTCTTTTCTCCGGAAGAGCACCATTTCACAGAGTCTTTTTCTTCTTCAAGACATGGCCTTACAGCCAGTTTCTTTTCTGCAGAATTAACAAGAATCTGAACATACTCTATATCGGGTAATTTGCGGATGCACGCTTTATTTACAGAAACCTTGCTTTTATTTAGGGTAAATGACGGTTCAAAGACATGAGAAAAAAATTCTCCACGTACTACCTGAAATCCATCATAGTTGA